AAGGCACAAAGGCTATAAGGCAATTACATAGGAGGCATTTATTATGGCATCATTAGCAGAAATCAGAGCAAAACTGAAATCTCAAGAAACGAACACTGGCGGACAACGCAGTGGCGGCGGCGACAACGCAATTTACCCATTTTGGAATATGCAAGAAGGACAGAGTGCAACACTCCGTTTCCTTCCTGATGGTAACGCAGATAATACGTTTTTCTGGACAGAAAGACTTATGATCAAATTACCTTTTCCAAGCATTAAAGGTGAACCAGGCAGTAAGCCTGTACAAGTACAAGTTCCATGTATGGAAATGTATGGCGAAACATGTACTATTCTTAACGAAGTACGTGGTTGGTTTAAAGATCCATCATTAGAAGATATGGGTCGTAAGTATTGGAAGAAGCGTTCATACGTATTCCAAGGCTTTGTAACTGAAAACCCAATTGGAGAAGATGCTACTCCAGAAAATCCAATTAGACGTTTTATTATTGGTCCACAGATTTTTCAAATCATTAAGCAGGCGCTTATGGATCCAGACATGGAAGAATTACCAACAGATTATACTGCTGGTGTAGACTTCCGTCTTAACAAAACATCTAAAGGTGGTTATGCTGATTACTCAACATCAAGTTGGGCTCGTAGAGAGCGTCCACTTGTTGATGCAGAAATGAATGCTGTAAACACAAACGGGTTGTTTAATCTAGGTGATTTCCTTCCTAAGAAGCCAGACGAGATTGGCGTAAAGGTAATGCAAGAGATGTTCGAAGCATCTGTTGACGGACAACCTTATGATGCAGATCGTTGGTCACAGTACTTCCGTCCAAGCGGGATGCAAGCACGTACAGGTGATCCAATGGTGGCGGCAAGCCCACAAGCAACCGCAGTAAGTCAAAGTGCTCCAGTAGCACCTACACCGGCACCAGAAGCGGCACCTGCTCCAGTAGCAGAAGCAACTCCTGCGGCACCGGCGACTGAAACTGCACCTGCAGACGGCAATGGCGCACAAGATATTCTAGCAATGATTAGAAATCGTCAAGCACAATAATCAACATAATGTGGGGGATTAATTTCCCCTACACTTTGGCTTAACAAGGAGTAACTATGGCTAAATCGTTCGACGTTAGTAAGTTCCGTAAGGACTTAACTAAAAGCATCTCAGGCATGAGTAGCGGCTTTAATGATCCTACAGATTGGATCTCAACAGGCTCATATGCACTTAACTATCTTATTAGTGGCGACTTCCACAAAGGTGTTCCACTAGGTAAGGTAACTGTATTTGCAGGTGAATCAGGCGCAGGTAAATCTTACTTTTGTTCTGGTAACATTGTAAAACACGCACAAGACCAAGGCATCTTTGTAGTACTAATTGACTCAGAGAATGCACTTGATGAATCGTGGCTACAAGCATTAGATGTAGACACATCAGAAGAAAAACTACTAAAACTTAACATGAGTATGATTGATGATGTTGCTAAAACAGTATCAACATTTGTAGCAGACTATAAAGCAATGCCAGAGGAAGATCGTCCTAAAGTATTATTTGTAGTTGACTCATTAGGTATGTTATTAACACCTACAGACGTAGATCAGTTTAACAAAGGTGATATGAAAGGTGATATGGGTCGTAAGCCTAAGCAATTGACTGCACTTGTTCGTAACACAGTTAACATGATTGGTTCACTTAATGTAGGACTAGTATGTACTAACCACACATATGCATCACAGGATATGTTTGATCCAGATGACAAGATTAGTGGTGGACAAGGTTTTGTTTATGCATCAAGTATTGTTGTTGCAATGAAGAAAATGAAACTTAAAGAAGACGAGGCTGGTAACAAGATTTCAGAAGTACGTGGTATACGTGCAGGCTGTAAAGTTATGAAAACTCGTTATGCAAAACCGTTTGAAGGTGTACAAGTAAAGATCCCATACGAAACAGGTATGAATCCTTACAGTGGTCTTATTGAATTATTTGAGAAAAAAGGCTTGTTAGAGAAGCAAGGCAACAGACTCAAGTATGTTGATCTAAACGGAGAAGAACATATTGATTATCGTAAAGCATGGATGGTAGGTGATAAACTTGATTTGATTATGTCGGAATATGCAGACAAAACAGCACCTTTGGTAAATACCGAGGAAGATGATGTAGAAGAAGCATTAACTGATAATCAAATTGAGGAAACAGCCGCACATGAATGAAGAACAAATACAGGAAGTTTGGACCTTATTTAAAGAATATTTAGATAAGAAACATGTAGAGACTGCCGCAGAACGCTATGTTGATTTATTAGCAGACTACGGCACAGACGATCACGTGTTAATAGAGTCTATGGGATCGTGTACAATACTAGACAATGCAATAAAGTATTATCTAGATGATGATGAAGAAGTACACGACGACGAAGATGGATATGATTGGGAAGAATAATGTGGTATAGTGAAGTATCTAGAAACATAAACAAAATACCAGATGCGATTGCATACTTTGAAGCAGAATTAAATGATGCAAAGAATGAAGTCAAATTAACTGGTAACGTTGAACGTGCTTCTAGTGCTATGCCTGGTTTAGTTGAGCATCGTTTTAATCAATTACAAGAGATCGAAGCGATACTCAATTACCTTAATATTGAACTACGTAGATTACGTAGTGCTTATTTTAAAAAATATCTTGAAAACTATCAACGTGCTTTGTCTAGTAGAGATGTTGATAGATATGTTGACGGCGAAGCAGATGTTGTTGACTATGAAAAAATTATAAATGAATTCGCCCTCATGCGTAATAAATGGTTAGGAGTCTTAAAAGGCCTTGATCAAAAGCAATGGCAGATAACTAATATTGTAAAGTTAAGAGTTGCTGGCATGGAGGACGCATCCGTTTAATGTATACATTTGTTACTAGCCTAAACAAGGCATATTGGAATTCAACTTCCAAAGTTAATATTAATAGTTGGGTAGAATGTTTACCAGAAGATGTAAACATTGTAATTTACAGTGAAGAAGACATTGACATTGGCATCTTTCCAGAGCCACGTGTAAGTTTAAAGCCATTGTATGATTGTAAACCTTTGCTAGAATTTATTAATAAACATAAAGAAGATCCACACTATAATGGTCAAGTTGGTCGTAAGTTAGAAGGCAGTAGTAAGTCTTTTAAATGGCAAGGTATTAAGTTTGCACATAAAACTTTTGCTATATTTGAAGAAGCAAAACTACACGACAGTGGTAAACTGTTTTGGTTAGATGCTGACGTGCTTATGCACAATATGATTGATCATAAATGGTTAGATAATTTATTGCCAGACAATAAAGCAATTAGTTACCTAGGCAGACCTGCAGAATATGATGAATGCGGATTAATGGGATATAATTTAAACACACAATTTGCTAAAGATTTTCTTACAAGTTTTGAAAACCAATACACGGGTGGATTAGAACACTTAAGAGAAACTCACGACAGTTGGGTATTTTATCAATTACGACTAGGTTTTGAAGATCAAAGTCCGTTCCTTAATTTAAATCCAACACCAAAAGATAATAAAAGTCCTTTTAATAATAGTGGAATTAATAGTCATATGGTACACACAAAAGGAAAAAGTAAAGAACGTTTACAACAAAAATTCTTAAAAAGATTTGCATTAGCAAAAGAACGGGCATTGAGAGAAAAGCATGGAACTTGAAGCACACCTAGGCGGACACCAGGGTAAAACACATACTGATGAAGGAACACTTCGTTGGGCAATAGATAAACTAAAAGTAAAATCAATGTTAGATGTTGGCTGTGGACCAGGCGGTATGGTTGAACTTGCAAATAGTTTAGATGTTGATGCATACGGAGTTGATGGCGACTATACTCTTGAACGTTATAACGAATCTAAATTTATCATACACGACTTTACTAAAGGACCAGCGCCAGTAGGTGGAAGTTACGACTTAGCATGGAGTGTTGAATTTGTTGAACATGTATACGAAGAATACATTCCTAATTATATTCAAGCAATGCAAAAATGTAAATTTTTAATTATGACTTATGCTCCTGTTGGACACGGTGGCCATCATCATGTAAACGAAAATACACAAGACTATTGGATTCAAACAATGTCTGATTATGGGTTTAAATATCTTGAAGATCTAACGTTAGAAATGCGTAGACACTCTACTATGGGTAGCAAGAAGAAACATAAATTTTTAGCACGAACAGGATTACTTTTTAAAAATGAACGTAGTAGCAATTAAAGAACTACTATGGAGTTGGCATCCATTACCAACCAACTGGACTGTTGTACCATATGCTGATAAGGCAACTATTAACAGTGCAGATGTACTTGTACAATCAAACCAATCAGGAAGTAAAAAAGAACGCAAACTCGGCCACATATATAACTATGTGAAAGATTGTGGAAAGCCTTATATTGTAACAGAAAGTGCAGTCTTTAGAAAAAATATGGCAGACCCAGATCCAGGTAAGCCAGGAAAAACATATCATCGCTTTAGTTGGACAAGTTATTTTAGAGACGAAGGTGACTATTGTAATGCTAACAGTCCTAGTGATAGATGGGAACAAGTTCAAAAAGATCAAGACTTAGTTGTTAAAGATTGGCGCACTAAAGGTGACTATGTCTTAGTAATGTTACAGCGTCCGGGCGATAGTAGTTTAGTAAACCTACTTAAAAAGCACGGAAGTTATGAAGGATTTGTTACACATACACTAAATGAAATAAAAAAGTATACTGATAGACCTATACGAGTACGTATGCATCCATCACGTATAGATAGACAACAAAAAATATTAAAAGACTTTGATGTACAATTAAGTGACAACTTACAAGGCGCAGGATTATTATCAGGCGGCGCAGGACTACAAGCAGACTTTGATAATGCGTGGTGTGTAGTAGGTTTTAATTCAAACGGACTTACTGAAAGTATAATGGAAGGCATCCCAACATTTAGTATGTGTCCTAGTTCAATGGCGTGGGATTGTAGTAATAAAGATTTAGCAAACATTGAAAACCCAGAAATGTTTGAGAGACAACAGTGGTTAAATAATTTAGCATACTGCCAGTGGCGCGAAGACGAATGCCTAGCAGGATTGCCGTGGGAACATTTAAGGAAAAGATATGCCTAAGAATAAATTTGCAGATATAACAATACATCCTAATAGTGCTAAACTAAGTGCTGGTAATTTTAAAGTAGAAAAAAGTGCATGGCACAAAGGCGATGTAAATTATTTTCCTGCTAAGAAAGAACAGTTTGCAGACTTAGATGCAATGGCAAAAGAGTTTATATTTAAAGGATATGGTCCTGATACACCTATGTTTGGTAACGACGATACAGTAGTTACTATGGGTAGTTGCTTTGCAGATAGATTACGTAATTGGTTAAATGCAAACGGTAAAGGCACTAGTTATATTAATGTACCTGAAGGACTTAATAATAGTTTTGCTGTAAGACAATATTTAGAGTGGGCGTTAACAGGCGACAGAAGTACTGATGCATATTGGTACGATAATGACAAGACACTAGGTGCATTTCAATGGCAACCGGACCAAGAACAACAAAAATTGTTACAACATTTCAAAGAAGTTAGTGCAGTTGTTGTTACATTTGGACTAGGCGAAGTATGGAAAGACGTAGAAACAAACAACGTATTTTGGAGAGGTGTACCTGCAAAAAGTTACGATCCTGCAAAACATAAATGTGTATCTAGTACAGTACAAGAAAATGTAGATAATATGAAACGCATTGTTGAACTTATCAAGACATATGCAGGTGCAGATAAAACTGTAATCTTTACACTAAGTCCAGTACCTCTAAATGCAACATTCAGCAACCGACCTACAATGGTAAGTGACTGTGTTAGTAAAAGTATCTTACGTGTAAGTTTAGACCAGTTCTTTAATGAAAACAAGCACAATAATATTCATTACTGGCCTAGTTTTGAAATGGTACGTTGGGTAGGCGCACATACAGATATTCCTACACTGTTTGAAGATAATACAACAAGACATGTTAATAATGATATTGTAAAAATTATTATTGAAAACTTTGTTGCTAAATTTTTTAAGTAAACAAACTATCTAAGTAACTTTGTTCTATTACTTTATCTTCTTTAAAGTATAAATTAATTACATCATATAACTTATCTGAGTCTTTAAATTTAGTTGCAACGTCATGACTGCCATATGTAACTAACTTATTAATATTTGGATTATTAGGAATAAGGTCCATGTGTTTAGTTTCATATCCTTTGTGTCCTGATATAAACGTGTAGTCGATCCAGGGTAAGAATTTTAAATGCGGATGTTTATATTTTTTAATATCTTTCCTATATCTATGCCAACGCTTCTCCCAAGGAACGATTGTAGGATCAACACTGTACTGGGGAGCAAATCCTAATACTTTGTTAACGTTATGTAATAAACTAAAAATTGTTGCGTTGTAGGCACCCATGCTATTACCAATAGCATAAACTTTATCAGTTTTAATGTGCTTAACAATTTCTTTATGATCAATATTAT